TTATATCCTTTCGTCAGTACAAGGTCTTGTTAGTGTTTGTCCTGATGTGGTTGTAAGCTAATGGCTACTTACTTAATTCCAGGACAAGGCTTTGTAAAGGACAGTGGGTCAGGAAAACTAGTACTGCTGAAAGGTGGGTTGTATAAAGAGCAATCTGCTGCTGCTGGTGGTGACACTAACTTATTATTAGCCACACCAACATTTAGCTTCACAGAAGGTATTGTACAAATTAAGAGTGGCACTAACTTATTATTAGCTACGCCAACATTTAGCTTCACAGAAGGTATTGTACAAACTAAGAGTGACTACAGCAGTAATGTAGTAAATGCAACATTTAACTTATCTGCTGTAAGTGCTCAAACTAAAAGTGACGCTACTCACTCATTACAAAGTCCAAACTTTAACATAACAGAAAGTAACTTAATAGTTATACAAGATGTGGTAAAGGTACTAAGTACAGCAGCTTTCAACATTACCCCTGTAAACGCTGAGTCTAATAGCGCCACTACTCTGGGGACAACAACAGCTTCACTTAATATAGCACCAGTTAGTTTAGTGCAAGGGATAGACACAAGTGTGGTGCTAGTGAATGCTAGCTTTAATGTTAGTGCGGGAAGCTTAGTAACTACAAGCGAGTCCACTAAAGCTTTAAGCACGGGTGTGTTTAACACAGACCCTCAGCCAATAGTACAGTTTGCAGACATTTTAATAACAACAGGCACAGGTGCATTCAACTTGAGTAGTGAGCCAATCACAACAATATCAGATGCAAGTATTAAACTACAAAGTGCTAGCTTTAACATAGTAGGAGAATCAATAGTAATGCCACAGAGCTACACAATAAAGTTCGACACAAGTAATGGTACTTATGCAGGGCTAGGACTACAAGTACTGATAGGTACAACAACAGCAGGGCACGTGACCACAGATGGGCCTCATGAATTAACGGGTATCGCGGGAGGTTTCGACCTAATCTTTAGATGCAATAACACCGGAGACTTTATAGGGGACGTGGATAACATCGAAATGTTTGAGTTATAAATAGGAGGACACATGCTTAAAACAAGAATAAATGCACAGTCGGACAATGACAGTATTATTATTAGAGGAAAGGATGGTGAAGAGTTGGCTTTTATACAAGCAGTAGGTGATAAAAGTATAACACTCAATATAGAGACAGCAGAAGGCCTCTATATTGAGAAACCTACCGGCTGGAAATCAGAAGTACAGAAAGGGTTGGACCACGACTATGGATAATAACTTCAAAGGTGTGATCGCAGCTATGATCTTCTCTATGCTTACAAGTGTAGCTATTGGGTACATGGTTATAAAGGTGTCTATGGCAGAACAAGCTGTGGCTATCACTGCACTAAAAGAAAAGGTAGATAAGAACGACCTAACAATGGGTACGCTTAACTCAACACTAGTGGATCTACAAATAACAATAGGGCGCTTAGGAGTAATTATAGAAGAGGATAGGAGAGTACATTGGAAGCAACCGTATCAGCAGACCCAGTAAAACAGGTATCCCTACTAGATGGTATTGCTAACTTAACAACAGGGTTAGGTACATCAAAAGATAAGTCCATGTCTAACCAATGGGATCACTCAGGCAGAAACACAGACCACGTAGGACTTAGTGTCAGGTTCAGAGAGGATTGGATATCTCAGAAGGTATGTAAGATCATACCACAGGATATGACAAGAGAGTGGAGATCATTTAAGGATGATGATGCACAAGAGGCTGATGAGTCTTTTGATGTAGATCTCTTATTCAAACTTGCTTATCAGTGGGCTAGACTATATGGTACTAGCTTTATAGTCCTAGACATAGATGACAAGCGGTCACCAGAGAAGCCAGTCAATTGGGACAAACTTCAAAAAGGTTGCCTAAGATCCATGCACGTAGTAGACAGAACTCGGATAGTAGCTACAGGTCAGATTGACCAAGATCCTATGAGTGTGACGTATGGTATGCCAAACACTTATCAGTTCGTAGGTATGACTACACCAATACACAAAGATAGGCTTGTGAGGTTTGAAGGAACTGAACTCCCCATCTATGAACGTATGCGTAACCTATGGTACAGTGATAGCATTCTAATACCTTTAATGGATTTGATTGACAGCTTCCACACAACAGCGCACGCTGCTAGCCAGATGGTGCAAGAAGCTAACATTGATGTAATTAAAGTAGAAGGCCTTAGCAACATACTACAGAACTCTAAAGGAACCTCAGCTATGATTCAGAGGTTCAGTGAATGGAAGCAGATTAAGTCTGTGTTTGGTGTGAGCATCTTAGATGGATCTGAGGAGTACGACCAGAAGAACATGCAGCTATCTGGAGTTAAGGACATGCTTTGGGAATACTTACGTATCGTATCAGCATCAGTTGGTATACCAGCAACTAGATTCTTGTGTGCAAGTCCAGACGGCTTAAACGCGACTGGCCAATCAGATCAAGTCAACTACGTAGATTTATTAATTGGCTTACAAAATGAAATATTCAAACCCAGACTACGAGTCATAGATAAGCTTCTATCAGCCCACTACGGAATTGATTTAGAGAAGTTTAAGTATGAGTTTAATTGCATCTTCCCTGAGTCATCTAAAGACCAAACAGAGCGATTAGATATACTGACAGATAGTTTGACTAAACTTACTACAGCAGGAATCTTATCCACTCAAAGTGCGTTAGATGAGGCTAAGAGAGCAGGCTTAGTACATGAAGAGGCTACATTAGGTACTTTGCCTACAACAACAGGAGATAGTAAATGATTACAGGTGTAATGCTTGAAGACAAAATCAGCTTACCATCCAAACGAAAGATCACAGATGCCGGCACTATGATTGTGCCTTGTGCTTTCGCTAGGACAGGAGTCCAAGTCTACACAGCCAAAAGTCTAGGCTTGAAAGATGAAGACCCTGATAAGTTAGTTGAAGTTATGAGAAAAGAAGAAGAGGTGTTTGACGAAAAGTCCTTAGAGACATACCGATCCATCCCAGTAACTATTGGGCACCCAGTGGATGACGAAGGCAAGTCAGTACAAGTTACAGCAGAGAACGCCAAGGACTTTCAAGTAGGTATGCTTGAAGGATCGCCAACAAGGGATGAGGATTTTATTACAGGTACTTTAGTTATCAGTAACCAAGAAGCCATTGATGCAATTGAGGATAATACTAAAGAGTTATCTTGTGGTTACACATGTGACATCTCAGAGGTTGATGGTGTGTACTTTCAATCTAATATTAAAGCAAATCACATTGCTATTGTAAAGTGTGGTAGAGCTGGCAGTGCATGTTCTATCTCAGATGAAGAGGAGATTACAAATGATGGCAGCGATAAAGACATTGATGGTAATGTTGCAGATACCAGTGATTCAAGCATTTCTGATGAAACTGATAAAGAGGTGGAAGCCTTAGAAGTAAAAGACGACTTCGAGACTGAGTACACAGAGCAAGACTTATCAGAAGCTGCTGAGCGTGTGGCAAATGAGGAAGAGTCTGAAACTACTATGTACGCAGATGAAGCTCAGTGGGCTGCCCATTATGCTGTTAGTGCCATGGCAACATACACAGCACATAAAGAGCTGTCTAAGAGCGCTCGTAAGTACTCTGACAAGTTACACAAGAGTGTAAAAGCTGCTGGTGAAACCGAGTACACGGACGAAGCTGAGGTTCAGGATGTGACCATAACTGATGATGTAACAATCATATTAGATGCTCTTAAGAACTTAGAAGATGCAGTAGCAGATCTTAATACAGAGAACACAAAACTGCATGACTCAATCGCAGATAAAGTATCTGAAAGATGTGACTTCATATTCAAAGCTAAAGAAGTATCTGATATTAACTGTTATGACATTGACGTTAATACAGCAGCCCTAAGAAAGTTAGTTGTAGAAGATTGTTTATCTGTTAAGTTAGATGACAAGTCTGAAGACTACATCAGTGCAAGATTTGATGCTTTATATGAGAGCAGAGATACATCAGAAACACCACTAGGTAAAATGCTAAGAGACCAGATTGCTGTTGTAGACGTTGTTGAGAAATACGTAGACCCAGTTAAGAAGGCTCGTAAAGACATGATTAAAAGAAATTCAAACAAATAATAAGGAAACCAAATGACAATCCAAGATTACAGCTTATACACTAAGAACGCATTCAACGGCCAAGTAGCTTATGCATCAGAGCCTCGCACTATCGTATCAGGTAGCTTAGAAAACGCAGAAGCTGAGTTCGGTTCAGCATTAAAAATGGGTGTTGTTGCAGGTGATGTGGCACTAGGTCACGTAGCAGGTAATGTATTCGGTGTGGCTTTACGCGAATTAAACCACGAAGCATTCACACGACCTTCAGATGGTACTGTTAAGTACAGAGCTACAGAGTCTGTATCTGTGTTACGCCAAGGTACTGTTAACCTACTACTAACTGGTGCTGCTGCTTCTGTAGCTGGTGCTGTATTACAAGTAGTTGATGCAACTGGCTTATTTACGGCTGACGCTGTAGCTGCTGGAATCACTGCTTCTGTTAACGTAGTAGCACTAGAGTCTGCTGTCGCAGGTAGCATTATCAAAGCACGTATTGACATCGTAGCTTAAGAACACACCCTAACTGACAATCAATAAAAGGAAAAAATAAAGATGGCTAAATTAGTAAAAGTATCAATCTTAGATGAGAACCAGTACCCTACGGCTGAGAAAGAAGAAGTAATGATGAATGATGCTGTTGAAGCATTACGTAACGTAGGTGTGTTCACAACTGATGATGAAGGTATCTTCTTCCAAAGACAGCTAGAATTCATCCAAGCACAAAGCTACGATGTATTGTACCCAGAGTTAAAAGGTCGTACAACTTTCGCTAGTGATACATCTGGTGGTGAAGGTGTTAACCAACTCACTTACCGCTCATATGACAAACGTGGTGAGGCTGTAGTTATTGCTGGTAAAGCAACTGACTTACCTCGCGCTGACATCTCTGGTAAAGAGTACACAATTGATGTACGTACAGTTGCAACATCTTATGGCTACTCACGCCAAGAGCTTGCTGCTGCTAAGATCACAGGTATGCCTTTAGATGCACGTAAAGCTGAAGCTGCCCGTAGAGCATACGAAGAGAAAGTGAATCAAATCATCTGGTTTGGTCAAGCACAAGATAACATCGGTGGTTTATTCGGTGGACCAGCTACTGGTCCTTGGAGCACTATTGATAATACATTAGTTGCTGGCGCGGCTGCTGGTACTAACTCTCCAGTATGGGGCGTTGATAAAACTCCTGATGAAGTAGTTGCTGATCTAGCATTAGCTTGCTCATCTATGGTTGCAGATACTTTGCAGATCCACACACCTAACAAGATCTTAATGTCTGTTGCTAAGCGTAACTACTTAATGAACACTCCTAGATCTTTACAGTCTGATGTAAGCATCATGAACTGGTTTATTGCTAACAATGCATACATCACTTCTGCTGACCAGATCGTAGCTATCAATGAGTTATCAGGTGTGTTCGGTGCAATTCCTGGAATTGGCGCAGGCTCTGAAGGTTTCATTGTTATGGAAGACAAGCAAGACAACTTACGTTTACGTGAGCCTTTCCCTTTCATCAACTTACCAGTACAGTACAAAGGTCTTGAGTTCGAGATCAACTGCTACGGTCGTTTCGCTGGCCTTGAGATCATCAGACCTGCTGCCATTTCTTTCTGGTACGGCATCTAATACTAGGCGCTAAAGCCTTATAATAAACAACTAGCACTCTTAATCGGGTGCTAGCCTACATGGAGATATAATGAAATTAAGAAACACATCTAAAAGAAACCTAAGCCTAATGGCAAACTACTCAGTAGCAAAAGGTATGCCTTTCAAAGTAAAGGTTATTGCTGGGAGCACACTAGAACTACTTGATGAAGAGTTTGAGAAAGTCAAAGCACAGGTAGCGCCACTAGTTGATGCAGGAATTATTGTTATCCTAGAAGCACCTGAAACTAAACTTACGATTGCCGAGATTGTTGCTAAGGTAGAAGATGAGGCTGGCGTAAAGCTGTCTGCCAAGATGAATAAGAAAGAACTACAAGAGAAAGCCCTATTACTTAAGGTTGCTGTGTAATGATTGATATAGCAAGCTTTAGAATAAGATACCCTGAGTTTGCTAATCAGACACTATACTCTGACTTAAGAATACAGATATTTATTGATGACGCTGTTATCTACATGTCTGATGAGAATAGATGGTTAGACTTCTACGTACTGGCACAGTCTGCATTAGTAGGACATTTACTAGCAGTAGCACAGGCATCTGAGACAGGTGATAGTGGATCGCTATTCCCAATCAAGAAGCAGGACGTAGATGACGTTATTATTGATTCTGCTGTAAGTGCAGCTAAACCAACTAACTCTAATCTAGCATCTACTACTTATGGTCAGGTATACCACAACTTCCTACGTATGACATTTGCAGGTATTATAGGAGTCTAAAATGGCAACGATGAAGCAGAACAGAGCCTTCAATGCCCGTATGATGACACCTATGATTAGGTACGTAGGGGGCACAGGGGCGTATGACGAGAACAATGATTACATAAAACAACCCATGACCCAAGAGAAGTTCTGGGGTGTATCGGTTGCCGGTAATAAGTTCTCTCAATTTGACGAAGGCATTGCACGAAAGCCTACAACAGGAGGTGATAGATTCTCTGCGTACAGATCATTGTATGTTGACACCAGATGGCCCTCATTAAATATGGAGGATTTGGTAGATTACAAAGGTGTTATATATAACATCTTACAGAAGTCCGATGAAGAAGAGTTTGGATTCAATAGCTACCTACTAGAGACACCCGAAGAAATACCGGAGTTATTATGAGACAAGACATACAGGCTATGCAGATCATGGTAGATAGTATGGTAAACGTACCAAAGTTCTCGTACCCAGCAAAGAAGAATGCCCCTAGACCTAAGACAGAGTTTGCTAGTATACAGTTGATAGAACAGTACGTAGTAGGCTTGCCGCACAGGAGATTCATAGAGGACATTCTGGATGAGTTTGGAAACGTAGCTCAGCACGTGTACGAGTACAATTCAGCAGCACGGCTGAGGTTCAGGATAACAGTAGTGAATGGTTTGGGTGTTGCATCTACACAGATAGCTAATGGTTGGACTACAGAAACTATAAAGGATTTAATGAAAAGCACAGGGTACGGATACATTAAGTGCAACCCTATCTCACAAGAAGACGCTCAGCTCGAAAAGAACTGGGAAGATAGAGAGGGCTTCTCTGTAGAATTGTACGTAACAAGAACACATAGGGAAACCTTAGGCAGACTAGGACAAGTAATTAGTATCACAGGACTAATCTATGAAGGTGTAGACGAGGCACTTATTAACGTAGATGTACCTCAAGGTATTCTATAAATTAACAAAAGGAAAATAAATGAGTATTAACATTAATGAATTTGTAAAGGCTGATATTTCTGTATCTCCCGCAGGATTAGCTTTAGGTAACTTTGGTATCCTAGGCTTCCTTACAAACGAAGCAGGTATTTTAGTACCTGAAAGATCACGGGCTTATAAAAGCTTAGTAGAAGTATCCGTAGACTGGGCAGTAACAACTGAAGTTTATAAAGCCGCTACAGCGTACTACGCACAAACACCTACACCAGTAGACTTCACAGTAATCTCTGTGTATGATGCAGCACAATCAGCAGTATTACTAGGCGGTGGTTCTTTGGACGTGGCAGGTTTGTCTGCTATTACAGCAGGTGACTTAACAATCACTATTGATGGTACGGCTGAGGTTATTACATTGAACCTAACAGCTACTACTACCTATGATGAAGTAGCAGCAGAGATCACAGCACAGTTACTAGCTGGTTTGTCAACGGCTGTGTGTACACACAATGGCACAAGCTTCTTAATTACTTCAAGCACAGCAGGCGTGGGCAGCACAATCTCTTTTGGCACAGGCACATCAGCAGAAGACTTAGGCTTTGCACAACATCAAGCATTAATTGCACAAGGTATTGATGCAGAGACACCTATCACTGCATTAAACGTAGCTAAAAATGCAGGCACAGCCTTCACAGCTTTAGTAACACATAAGATGTACAGAGATTCAACTGCACAAGCAGTAGGCGAGAACACAACAGACCTAGCAGCATGGGCAGAAGCTTCTAAAGTCATCTTCATGAATACCACTAATGACTTAAGCACTTTATCTACAGCTATTGCAACAGACGTAGCTTCTCAGTTAAAGGCTATGACACTTAGATACAGCCACACAGTATTTGCTAAGAACGCAAACCAGTACCCAAGTGCTTCTGTATTTGGACGTATTGCTAGTGTGAACTTTGAAGGTATCGGCACCACTATTACTATGAACCTTAAGCAGTTACCTACTATAACTGTAGAGAACTTAACCTCTGGTGAGCTAGCTGCATTACAAGGCAAGAACTGTAATGTGCTTGTGATAGTTAATGGCATAGCTAATGTGTTTGTAGATAGCGCAACAGCATCAGGCTCTTGGTTAGATACTACTCATGGTTTACTATGGTTAGAAGATCGTATTGAGAAAGATATGTTTAACTTACTGTACACATCAAATACTAAGATCCCTTTCACACAGACAGGTATCAACGTCACTAAGGATACCTTAGAGCAGTCTTTAGATGCAGGTGTACGTAATGGGTTCCTAGCAGCGGGTTTCTTGCCTGACGGCACATTCTTGCCTAATGGTTACGTAGTTACAGCAGTTGCTTTAGAGAACGTAGCGGCAAGTGATAAGACAGGTAGAGTTTACCAAGGCTTATCTTTCAAGGCTGTCGGTGCAGGTGCTTTACATAAAGTATTTGTAGCTGGCGAGTTCTCAGAATAACTATAACTAAAAGGAATAAATAATGTACCAGTACTCATTTGCAAATGTTGACTTAATCATTTCAGCAGCCTACGAAGGCATTGTAGGAGATGGAAAGTTCACAGTATCAGGCTACGTAGCCGGTGAGCAATTAATCAGCATCACAAGAAAAACACCTATCGCATCTACAACCTTCGGGGCGTATGGTGACATGGTAGTAAACATGCAGCGTATCAGAGCTGGTGATTTAGTATTTAGTGTACTAATGAACTCACCTGAAAACAAAGCTTTACAGGATTGGGCCAACCATTTCCAGAATCAAGCACAAGGTAATGCTAAACCAATTATCCCTATTCAAGCTAAGCTAGTTGATAACATGGGTAAAGATGAGGTTATGATGCAGAATGGTGTCATCTTGGCTATGCCAGCAGTTGTTCGTGGACAGACTATGAACACTGTAACATGGGTTATTACTTTTGAGAAAGTCCTGATCGACCGTGAGATCGGTGCTGATGTTGACGAAGTAGGCTTGAACGTAATCTAATAATATTGGCAATCAGGGCTTAAGGCTTTGGTTGCCTTTAAATCAACTAAGGAGAACTATGGCAGAATTATACAAAGAAGTACTAAAGGATGGATCAGAGTTATACATACCAACTTGGCCGGCTAGTGTAGCACTAGAGAACTTAACCAAAGCTGGTGAGTTCATTGGCACAGATAACTTATTAGATATATCAACACTCAGCTGCCCTGCTGTGATACGGGCTATCCTAGAATCAAGTACACCAAAAGAAACCACATTGCTTATAAAGCACTTCGTGTGCACAGCTAGAGTAGACGGCAGCAGAATTACAGATGCTGGTTTTGATTCAATGTTTGAAGGGTCTTTGTTTAAAATAGCAGAGATCTTCGCCCACGTAATCAAGAGTCAGTACCTAAGTTTTTTCGAGTTAGGTTTAGCAAAGGAGACCTCCCAAGACAGCTAAGTGATGGGGATTCCTCTGCTGCTATCCCTATGGACTACAACAAGATCTTCCCAGAGATTAATGGGTTCTTGATTAGACCAGTGATAGCAAAACCACCACTATGTACATTAGCTGAGTTACAAGACGGCACGTACAACATACAGGATTTAGAAAAGCTAAATCAAATATTAGAAATCAGAGAGCACATTAATAGAGCCTCTGAATAACAGGAGGCTTTAAATGGATGACGATTATGGCTCGGACTCAGTACTAGACTCTGACATACCAGACTTTGGGGACTTTGACGTAGATCCCAATAAATGGGAAGACGCACAAGATGATTACAAAGATGACGCAGAAGGGGATGCAGCAGACCTATGGCTCAAGGAAGTACAGAAAGCAGAAGATGAAGCCAAAGAATCTGTAAAGCCAGAGTCTAGTACTGAGTCAGAGTCAGTAAGCGAGTTAGATGGTATGTCTACCGTAGGGTTCATGGAACAAAGGTTCGACCAGATGGAGCCTAGAGTACAAGCCTTCGCAGCTTTGGTTGCTAACGACCCAGTAGCAGCGGCCAGACGTATAGGTGGGGCAGAGGCTGTTGATGCTGTCAACCTAGCAAAATCATCCTTTGAGAAAACCATAGGAAGAGATAGTAGGTACTGGGCAAAACACTTCACCTTTGATGAATCAGTGTCCCCTACCGCCAGCAAGATGGAACAGAACATGGTTCTGAGTATGATGGGTACAACTGCTGAGGCTTTCCTAAAGCAAGGGCCTGGTGGTACAATGATAGGCCAACACTTAAGCCCTGAGAAGGATGCTGAGTCTAAGGATGAGATTGATTGGGCAATAGGGTTTGCTAAGAAGTTAGCCGGTAAGTACCAGATGGCAGGGACGAAGGAGATGGCACCAGACCTATACGGTGAGCGTGTGTCATCCACAACAGATGCTATTATAGACTACTGGGTTAATGAACACCGACCAGCAGCCAAGGTTTACGACCTAGAGACAGGAGAGCACGCTGTATACAAAGAAGGCTTGCGCAAAGGAGATTTAATATATGCAAGTACTATACTACCATTACCCAATGAGTTGGGTATTTTCGGTTTAACTAGCACACCATCTTGGCAAGGGCATCAAGGAAGTCCTTTTACAAGAGCTCAGTACGATGCGTTTGCTAACAGCCCTGAGTGGGATAAGTTCACACCAGAACAAAGAGGGGCAATGCAACCCCACATCAGTGGATTAATACAACCTAAGAAGATCTCTAAGGGTGAGAAGAGAGCCCTATCTGATAACCAGATTAAGGACTTGAAGACAACGAGAAGAAGGGACGCTAGAAACGAATACGATGAGGTAGTGTCTGACTCTAAGAAGGCAAGAGGCATACTACAAAAGCTCATGCTCAACACCTCTGACGAGAACTACCAGAACTACAAACACGTAATAGGGTTGGGAATCTCAGATGAACAAAGAGACCAATCCGACTTCATACACGAGGCTCAGTTACTTGACCTAAGCTATGAGAAGAGAGATACAGTGGCTGCTGATTTATCTACAAACACCAAAGGTGATTATAGGGCAGGAGCTACAGTATATGGATCTGACCAAGGCGGTAAGTACAGTAGTGAGGGTATGAGTGACTCAGACACGTACCAGTCACTAAGGTCACAGGGGTATGAAGTATACGACCCAGATAAGGTTATAGAGGAACCATATGCCAGTAATAAGTATTTGTATGAGGACAACAACCTCAGGCTGTTAAATAAAGATTACGTAGATACCTTTGTAGGGCCAGCAGACCCAAGACCTAAAGAGTACAACTCCGATAGAGAGGCTTACTTAGCTTATACTGAGCAAAGGCTATCTGAAGGGACTCTATTTGAGCAAGGGACAGAAGGCTGGAAAGATCAGAGAAAAGGTAAGTTATCAGCGTCATTAACAGGGACAGTAGCGAGGGATGGTAAGTCTAAAAAATTCCTATCTAAGGAAGGACAGATCATGGCTGCACAGAACTTAATAGACCCACAACCTTTTGTCAGTAACGCAGACATCGTAGAAGGTCAAGAGTACGAAGACTTAGCCAGAAAATCTTTCGAGAGCATGTCTAAAAAGGAAGGCACCGGACTAACAGTAGAGGACGCGTACTTTGAAGAGAACCCTAACTACGAAGGGATGGGTGTATCACCAGATGGTAGGGTATTTGATGAGGCAGGTAAGTCGCATGGGTTAGTTGAGTTTAAGGTACATAAGACTGAGGCTGCTATGAAGAAGTCTTTGTCTACTTACATGAACCAACTACAATTCCAAATGGCTATAACTGGAGAAGATCAAGTACACTTCTACAGGATAAACAGACAGACTAGAAAGGCTGAGTACGATGTAGTAAAAGCTGACCCAGCGTTACAGAAACGAATAATTGAGGCAGGGTATAAATCAATAGAACTTGCAGGAGAGGGTATGGAAATATTAAGAGGTGGTACATCAGGGGTTCTTGATGAAGCTGCAATAGATTTAGGGGCAACAGTATTTAATGGCCCAATGCCTGAACCTGAAGCAACAGTATTTACTGGCCCAATTCAGGAAGGAAGGAGGAGATCATTTGTTGAGTCCGAGAAGAGCGAAAAAGCCGCACAAAGAAAAGAAGCAACTGATGCTACTGCTAGGTTCAAAAGATCTCAGGCACTATCTGCTAAGATAATGGACGTTACTGAGACTGCGGCCAGAACAAAAGATAAGGACAGGAAGTCACAAGACTTGGCTGAGATGGCCTCTAACAAGAAGAGGTTCAAGAATGAGCAGGATATACGAAATAAGCTACATAAGTTAGATGAAGACATAGCTAAAAAGAAGTTGGCCATGGCTAAACAACAGGCTGATGAACAAACCAATATGCTGGATAAGCAGAAGAAGGCATCACAGGAAGCTACACAGGCTACTATGAGGTTCGCCAAAACTATGTCTAAGTTTGTAGGTGGTGCAGCCGGCTTACTCAAAGAAGGTGCTGGAACTGAACTTACAGATATACGAGTAGGTGCAGAATCAGGATGGGGTGGAGATAAAACCCGAGGTGCTAGATACTTACTATCTGAGCAGGGTGGTATGACAGACCAAGACGCACTAAGTATGGTACAAGCCACAGGTAACTTTGCATCAAATATGCAGTCAGAGACTACAGGTGTCCCTATGTATACGGGGATGCAAAAGAGACTACTAGCCCTAAGGAATAACGAGGGTATGTCTGCTATTAACTTAGGGGACTATCAATCTACTAAGGCTATGTCAGGTAGTGACTTAATGGCTCGTATGTTGAAAGAGGCTGGTAAGTACGAAGACCCTAAACAAAGAGCAGCAGTACTAAGTGCTTTCGACCCACAGTACAAGAAGTTGGCAACTGCTGTAGGGGAAGTTACTCCAGACCAAGTACAAAGTGCTAGTATGACTGTTCACGAAGAGCAGGCAAGAGCTGGCTACAAGGGAATATCCAGTGCTGAGCACATGATAGAGAGGGTTAAGGAAACAGGGACTAACTTTATAGGTGAGACAGGTAACTACGTAGCAGCAGGATTTGGTGGTGTGTTAGCCGGTGCTGCTAGACTATTTACTTTAGGAGACACAGCAACAGCAGGGAGGGGTGCATTAACAGCCAGTAGAGTAGCTTTAGGGTCTGGGGTAGCAGGAGTAGCATCAGGATCTATACTAACAGGTGGCATTACAGCAGCAGTCATGCTACAAGGTGAGGCATTCCTAAGTGGGGATAGCATGAAGTTTGATAGCCAAAAGACCCCTGACGGTAAACCTATGGTAGGTGATGGTGGTACTAGATACATACCGTCAAGTGAGTTATTAAACGGTGGTACTAGATTTACACCTTCATCTGATACAGGTGTTGGAGAAGTTAGATTTATGCCTTCAAGTGATGTAGGGAATGTGAGTTTACCTAAGCCTAAAGATATTGATATAGAGTCTAAAGCAACTAATGTAGAAGTATCAGTAAGCCTAGGGGAAGATGTAGCTATCACCAAAACTACAGTAGATAACTTCTCTAGTGACACTAATGTAACAGCATATGGGGATTCCAGATGATAACAAAGTTTGGAAAGACCGTGGTGTTGAAGATATATGAGAAAGGTGTACTGATGCTAAATACATCAGGCCTTAGAGTAGACTTCGATGTACGTATGCTGCAAGGCTTCAACCGTGCTAAGTTCGATATATTTAACCTAGCACCAGAAACTATAAGCCAGCTTAGTGCTGGAGATAAGCACGTAACTTTGGAGGTGTCCCTGCATGGGGGCACTACTGAGGTGCTGATAGATCAGATGTACATTAACAACCTAGTAACTGAGAAGAAAGTTCCTAACACTATAACATCACTGTACTGTATTGACTCACTAAGAAGGGACTTTACTAGCAAGGAGATTAACTTGCAAGTACTTAAGCCCTCTCTGAAGAATATACAACAGGAGTTGAGTAGGGTGAAGTTAGGTGGTGTGGAGTTCATAAACAAAGACTTCCCACCCGAGCTAGAGAACTATGTACCACCTAGAGGGGAGCTGGTATTTACGGGTAGTATGCAGGACTTCCTAAAGAAGTTATCAAAGCAGTATAATTGTACAGCCCATATTAAGGGGAATACAATAGAGGTATGTCACTTACCACAAGGACGGAATGCACATCTAGGTGGGCAAGGCTCTAGGGAGACTGTCTTGCTAGACACAAGCAACATGAGAGCTAACCCTGTTATAGGTGCAGCTCAATTACAAATAGAGTCAAACCTTGACCTACGCATAGAAGGTAATACACTATTAGATACATCAAACCTAGTAACAGCTACTACAGAAGACGGGTTTGAATTACTGACTATATCTAAGGACTACTTGCAGTCTATGGTATCAGGGTACTCAAGATACTGCGTACTTAGTGTACAGCACCAAGGGTCTACCCATACTAACTTATGGACAACAAAAGCACTAGCCATCAAAGCCTCAAACGGATTACGGGTGGCTGATTATAACTGGTTTGGAGAGGGGGGTTAATGTCAACAAACTTATCAGCAATACACTACAAAAGCTCTGATGGAACAGAGAACACAATTAAGTTCCACGCACTTGTACAGGAAGACCACGGAGTTACTAGTGAGGTGACGAAGTTCTCTGTACAAGCAGGTTATGAAATTAGTAACCACGCAATAAAAAAGAACAGGTTAATAAGCCTAGATGGTTCCTTTACAGACACCATAATGGCCGGCACGGGGCAATTGTCATATAACAGCGTAAGTAACACAAAAGAAATGTTTAAAGTGCTTGAGGCTCTGGTAAGATCATCTACTGTATGTAGAGTGGTCACTAACCTAGGCACATATAATCCAGTGGTGTTTACATCATTTAAGACTAAGCAGGGCCAAGGGTTCATGGACTCCATGGAATTCTCTATATCAGGGGAGGAGGTTCAAGTAGCCAGTACTCTAAGTAAGTCAGCACCAAAGAGGTTGTCCTTTAGGACTATTACTTTACCTGAGGAGCTAGAGAAGATTAAGGCTGAAATGGCAGAGGCCAAGCTGTTCTATTCAGATCAAGCTATTGTTAAGCAGGCTAATGTGACTCTGGGAGAAGACTTCTTCCTCGACAGCAGAGATAGTGCAGGGAAGTTATATAGATCTACTTACTTGTGTAAGGCTAATGACCCAACAGATGCATCTTACAAATACGAGGTACAAAAAGAAGCTACCAATTTATTTGGAGTAGCGGAAGCAGCAGAAGATGTAAAATCACAACTAGGTTTCTCAGCAGGGCTGTTGGGTGCATCGTCATGTATGTTCGACAACACACTCAATCTAGCAGAGGACGCTATCAAAGGCTTGGTAAAAACAGGCTTAGGGAGTTTAGAGGATGCATTGTATGGTATGAAGGAGGATATGCTAAGCTTTGCAGGTGATGGGTTAGGTAGAACAATGTTGGGTATGGCTTTAGAGTGTGCCCACATACAAGTAGAGAAGCAAGTGTTCAAAGACTACAATGAGACGGACGGCACACCAGCTATTGACCGAGATCTAAGAAGGCTGGAGAGTAAGGGATTTGAAGCTTTAAGCGAAGCTGATACAGGCATAAGATCTTTCGCTAAATCTAGGGGTATTATAACAACAATGGAAAGTCCATTCAAAGGGGCATTAGCCAACTTAGGGGTGTTATTTTGATATACCCAGCAAGGATAGTAAAGTACTACCCAGAGAACCAGACGGCTGATATACAGGTATGTGCCGAGAAGGTATTTAATAACTACGATGAGTTGTTACAAGTTATATCTAGGCAGGTACTAAAGATGGTGCCTGTCCACACAGCATCAGGTGGTGGTTGGAGTATTACTATGCCTATTGCAGTCGGTGACACATGCTTGGTAGTATTTAGTGCCATAGGATACGATCACTGGCTATTTAATGACCATGACAAGGGTGGGTTAGTGGCAGGGCAACCTGCTCCTCACCTACTAAGGGAATTTGATGAGAACGATGGGTTTTGTATCGTAGGCTTTAATACCCTACCTAGGGCAATAGCCTCGTATAATACAACTGACTCAGAGTGGAGAAACACAGATAGGTCTCAGGTAATAGCCTTGAAAGCGGATGGATCTATTATGATTAACTCAGAAGTAACCGTTGACATAACAGCACCTGAAGTAACAATAACAGGGAACTTAACAGTAACTGGTAAAACCACATCAGGTACATCAGAGACATTAGGTTTATCTACAGCCTCAGGGGATCTAGCAGTAGCTGGGACAACCACATCAGGTGGCATAAACCTTAACACTCATATACACACAGGAGACAGTGGAGGCACTACTAGCCCTCCTTTATAATTATGTACGTAGCATTAGATAAAGATACACATGATATGTTTAAGAATGCAGGCAGTGGTATTACTAGAGTCACGGATGGGAGGTTCGTGGTTCAGCAAGCTCAATGCAAGTTAAGAACTATCTTAGGGGAGTGGGTACTAGATCGTAGCGCAGGGTTCTTGAGCGTAGACTACCTAGGTGCTCAATACGACTTATATGATATAGAGCTTAGGGTTATTGATGTTGTTTCTAACATTATGCACGTGAAGTCCATATACGACATAGAGATGGTGGTTGAGGGAAGAAGAACCTTAACTGTTAACTTTAAAGCTTTGACCACTTTTGGCATCATTGACACCAAAGTACCTTGGGTTTAACTCAAGTAACACACACCTTATAGGAGATAGTATGGCAGGATTAACAAACTCTGGTTTTGTTCCAGAGGTATTAGCAGACATAAAGAGTAGGATAGAGAGCAGGCTGACATCCTTCAACACAGGAATAGACTTCAGCCCAGAAAGTCCTGATGGTCAATTAGTAGGCATCATGGCAGCAGAGCTAAGCCTAGCTTGGGATGAATTAGGGGTTGTTTATAACTCGTACAACCCGTACACAACAAGTGGGGAAGCACTAAGGAACTTAGCATTAATCACCGGAACTACGTACAGAACAGCAACCAGATCTACAGCCCCGCTAACGATAGAGGGTGTAGCCGGTACTGTTGTGCCAGCGGGTATAAGGTTCTCTGACTTAGCAGGTAATGAGTTCTACCTAGTAGATACAGTAACTATACCAACAACGGTAGCTCTGGTATCAGCAGTAGTGGTAGGGCAAGTTCCTGTAGTGGCAGGCACTATTGTAAATATTGAGACACCAGTGACAGGGATGACTTCTATAAGCCACGTACTTGATGGGACTATTGGTAACGACCCAGACTCTGAGGTAGCCTTCAGGAATGAGCGTAATAGATCTGTACTAAGAAATACCAAATCAATGCAAGAGAGCTTATATAGTACCTTGCATGATACAGGGATTGACCAAGTATTAGTTGTGAATAATGATACCAATGCCACACTAGGTGACGGAACACCACCGTACTCTATCCATGTAACTATTGGGGAGACGTACTTAGTATCAGACCTAGTGATAGCACAAACAATATACCACAATAAAGGTTTGGGCGTTCTGACTCACGGTACTACTACGGTGGCCGTGCTAGACTCTCAAGGGTACAGCCATGATGTAAAATTCACTAAGTCTGTAGTACTTCCTGTGTATATTGACCTAGAGGTGACGTTCTTAACAGATAACTCAGCAGGGGCTATAGAGTCCATCAAAACATCCCTAATGGGGCACATAAACAGCTTGTTAGTTGGAGAGGATGTAGTGTGGTCAAGACTGTTTGAGTACATCACACCTTATGGGAAGGCTCAAGTAAATAGCTTAACTATTGGTATAGCACCAGTACCTACAGGGACTACAAACATAGCGGTGTCAGATACTCAGTTTGTGAACCTTATTACTACTGACATAAACGTAACAGAGGTGTAGTATGAGTTATAGTACAAGAGGCACGGACACAATGAAGGCCATGTTGCTGAGCCAGTACGTATGTAGCCCTAATGTGCAAGAGTACTTACTGGCGTATGTAACAGAGATGGATTTACTATTTAAGTCTATTAATGATGTGTATTGGGGTAGGTTCTTGGAGACAGCAGTAGGAGCCCAGTTAGATATAATAGGGGATATACTACAACAGTCAAGATCTATTAACATTCCAACAGAGTACTTTGGCTTCCTAGGTGCTGTAGGTGCCAACAGCTTTAACGAGGGTGTATTTAAGTCTAGCACAGAGACTGGGTACACCGTCACACCACTAAATGATACCGTGTACAGAAAGGTACTTAAAGCTAGAGCACTTATTATGACTGAGAAGGTGTTTAGTGAAGATGTTATTTATAATGCAATTACAGAGATCATAGGCACAAGGTATCCAACCATGAAGATAACAAACTTAGGTTATGAAGTGTCCTTGACATTACCAGCGGCAGTAGATGTGTCAACAGTGGTGCTAATTATCGCAATTAGTTCATGGCTCATACCTATGGCCTACAAACTAACAATAACAACAGTATAGGAATAATATGACAACACAAGTAAATTTAGGACAGGTATGGGCTTCTGGTGGAGGATCAATAGATCCTGGAGCTGCAAAATATTCGCTAGGTTGGGTAGTAGAAATACCTACATATGAGAATTTTAACTACGTACTAAAGGGATTAGATACTAACGTACTAGCCTTAGCTGAAGCAGGAGACTTTAGCTGGCAGGCAGACATTGTATACAAGGTAGGTGCAAGAGTTACTGTAGCAAATACAGTTTATGTATGTCACTTAGGTAACACAAACATAAGCCCTACATCAGATACCACAGGATCTTACTGGTCTAAAGGTATGCATTTAGGTGGCCCAATAGAAGACTCCCTAACATCTCAAGGGTTATTTGTAGGTAACATTAAGGGGAAGACAGATGATACTTGGGGTTCATCTGAAGTTACTATTCAGAATAGCTCAGCACTAATAGCATTGAATACATCAGGAGTACTTGAGAAGAACTTCGTACTAGGTAACGTAAAAGGTAAGGTAGTAATAGCCGATGTAGGTACCTTGGAAGTTCCTGATGGAAGATCTATTATAGATGGTGCTACTGGTGTTAATGAGATTTACCACAGAGGTAACCTAGCACCGGCAGAGATCCTGACTCAACTAAAAACTGTTGACGGGGCTGGCTCTGGTTTGGATGCAGACTACTTAGGTGGGCTCGTGAGTGGTAAATTTGATGCAGTAAGGGCATCACTTGGGGTAGTTGATCTAAATGACTACATATCAACCGGTAAATACACTCAAGGTTCTACTTCCAATGCCAGTGCCGGTACAAACTTCCCAGTAGCTTTAGCAGGGTTACTAGAGGTAACAGATGCCGGTGGCATGAGGTATCAGAGGTACACTCAATATAGTACCCCAAATACTGTGTTTGTGAGATGCAAGTACATCAATACTTGGAGCCCTTGGTCAAAGATGTGGAATACTATAAATGGTGGTTCAGGATCAGGGCTAGATGCTGATACTGTTGACGGATACCATGTAAATGCTGGTGTGGGAAGTTGGGCAGCTACTATAAACAAAATCCCGATAGTGCAAAGCAATGGTGTTATGGAAATCGGTCGTTTTATTGATTTTCATACATCAAATTCAACTGTTGATTATGACGTTAGAATTGATTGTGATACTGCAAATACTATGAACATCACTGGCATCAACAACGATAACGGTTTAAGAATTAATGGTAATGAAGTATGGCACGCAGGAAATGATGGTTCAGGTTCTGGATTAAGTGCAGACAATTTAGACGGGTATGGTCTAAGCTCACTTGCAACAGGAAGCACACTTGCACTTAGAAATAGTGCCGGTGATATTGATGCAAGATTATTCAAAAGTAATTATGTAGAACAAGGAACTCCTGGTTCAACAGCTGATATATGTTTTAGAAATAACAATACGTCAGATAATTATTTGCGATTCACAAATCGTGATGGTCTAATTAATTATTTAAACATGACTGGATCAAAATCCACTGCTGGTTATCAGAGGTTCTCCAGTGGCATAATCCTTCAGTGGGGTAGACTTTCAACCAACTACAATTGGAATACACGAATAAATTTTCCTACTGTATTTCCATCTGCATGTCAGGCTGTTATGTTGACATACGACGCACAAACATCAGGAACATCAGGAATTTACAGAGAAAGGTGTGGTGTTAAATATAGAACTCAAACCGGATTCTATGGTGGTGGTGATAACCTTGGTCATACATTAACTTATCTAGCAATAGGATATTGAAATGAAATACACACAACTAGACACAAATAACTTACCTACTGCATTTTATGATGATGGTGTACATGGAGCACGATTAATAGCAGATTCAAGACATGTACCATCTTCCGTTGATGATACAGCACCATTAATAGCTAATCCAGATACACAAATTCCTGCGGATGCAATTGAAATCACTGACGAACAATGGCAAGAGTTTATAGAGTTTCAAAACGAACGAAAGTGGAATTCTGATACAAATGAAGTTGAAGTTTATCAGGCACCATTTGATTTAGAATCTGAGCAATCAATAAAAGCAACTGAAATCTCAAGCGCATTAACCGAAGAGTTGAATTTAGGTTTTACTTGTCTCAATCTGATTAAAATGGATGCTGATATTGCAGATGTCACTAAGCTGGACTCAGGACAGAGACTAGCAGTTCTAGGTGGTGCTACAGTGATGTTAATAAGGGACTTCAATAACGTATCACATGAGGTACTAGTAAGTGACGTAGCAGTGATGATCCTTCAGTTAGGGGTTAATTACCAAACAACACTAGCAAAGAAGTGGGAGTTAAGTGACCAAGTATCATTGGCTCGGACTCAAGCTGATTTAGACTTGATCGTTTGGGTCTAGGTAAGAAGTAGGTAAGAGATAGGTAAGAAGTAGGTAAGAAATTGGGCAGTCCTTCGGGGTTGCCCTTTTGCCCTTTTGTTCTTGAACCGTGCTTAAACCGTGCTTGAACCTATCCCTATGCAGTCTTGAGAACTTAGTAGATACTACATAGGGATGAGTGTCAAGGGTTATTTAAGAAATATACAGAAAAATATACAGAAAAATAGAAAAAATATACAGAAAAATAGAAAAAATATACAGGAAAATATACAGGAAAATAT